TTAGAACTAACAATAATACAAGACCTGTTAGAACTAACAATAATACAAGACCTGTTAGAACTAAATCTAATCGTAAATCAAATTAAATTATAGATTAATTTGGTATAACCATATATTTGTTTTATATTTGTTGAACATTAATACATAAACAAATAATAAATAAAAAAATATGGACAACAAAGAAATTTTAGTAAACACAGGTTTAGATTGGAACGTTAGAACAGAAAAAACTCAAACTTTGAGTGGTATTGAATTAGAAAACAAAGTTGCATTAATCAGAGAGGATAACAACAAAGTATTAGGTTTACACTCTGACAGTTATGGCGTTTATCAGAATAGTCAATTAGTTGACCTAATTCAAAGAGTCTCTTCTTCAACCGGTTTAGACATTCACAAAGGAGGTGAATTCAGTGGTGGTAAGAAAGTGTATATCCAATTAAAAAGTGACAACCTAACAATTGGTAACGACAGAGTTGAAGGTTTCGTAACCGGGATTAACAGTTTTGATGGAAGTACATCTTTGGCTTTCGGTAACTCTAACTTAACAATTAGTTGTACAAACACTTTCTTCGCGGCAATGAGAAACCTTTCAAAAATTAGACACACAAAGAATATAGAGCTTCGTGTTGACGACATCTGTCGTGGTGTTGATAAGTTAATCGACGAAGAAAAAGTAATGTTTGAGAAGATTAAAAGAATGTCTGAAACAGGTATGGGTACCGTATCTAACGTCAATAACGATATAACAAATAGAGTCGTTCAACAATTATTTGATGTTAATATGGATGTTGATTTAAATAACTACTTAAATAGTGATATGTTATCAACAACTAAAAAGAATAGAATTTCAAGATTCTATGTAGACCTAAACGGTGAACTTAAACAAAAAGGTGATAATCTATGGGGATTGTTTAGTGGTGTCACAAAATACACGACACACTCATTATCAAAAACTGACAACTCAGAGAAAAAATTGTTCGGATTGTACGGGAAAAAAGAAAGACAAATATTTCAAGATATTTCATCACTAGTTTACTAAACCATAAAACCTCACAGAAATGTGAGGTTTTTTTTTGTATAAGCCCACTATTTATTATAAAACTTAGTAATGGGAAAATTTATAATAACAGAAGAAGAGAGATTAAGGATTCAAGGATTATATCCTCAACTTAATAAAAAATCAATTAACGAACAAAATCAATCATCCCATTGTTCAGGAAATAACACAATTGATTCTTCGATAATCGAATCTGTTGAACGGAACGATAAATCCCCAATGCGATATAATTTTAAAGTTAAGGCTCACTTTGGACGTACCAAATCAGGAACCGACGTATATAAAGATTTACTAACAAACTTAAAGTCCAAAGTATTAGATGTCGCAAGCGCAAATCAGAAACAAGGATTAAGTGATGGTAGATTCGAGTTAAGTATTATTCAAATAGTATGGGTACGAGCTTCCGCAAGTAATTATTTAAATGGTCCTCTAATGCCTACTTACTGGAATAATAGAGGTAAAGTAAGTGGCGGTTACGAAGGGACTGTACCAAACATTAAAGCACCTATAAAAGATTCATCACATAAAGATTGGAAGGAAAATGAAGGATACGCTAAAAGTAGGTGGAGTAAATTCGCTAATTGGGCAAAACAAAGTGGTGGTAAATTGGGTATTACTTTTGGTTCTAATGTTAATGAAGTAACTCCGAAGATAATGATAACGGATACAGGTGGGTGTACTGACGAAAATAGAGATATTTCTAAATATAAAAACCCGGGGCAATATTTAGAAATATCAGGTATAATAGAATTTAAAAAAACTCCCAGAAGGAATGATACAGAACTACTTGAATGTGCCCAAGGTCTTAAAATAGTTGTCGGATTTTTTGATAAACCGGTATCAATAAATTCAGAAGTTACAATGAAAAAAAATAAATCAACTCATCAATGTGACTATGCAACATTTAACGTTTATTGTAATGAAGAATATGTGGGTACCGCAAACATGAATAATGATAAACAAAGACTTAATCCAAAGGGTAGTGAAAAAGCTAAAGTAGGGTTAAACCAAAAAAATGTTGTACATGTAGCTCCACAAAAGAGTGGGGGTACAGTGTATAATATAATTTCAGTAAATGGAGCACTATTAGAAAAGGTTATAGCTAATAATAAAAATGGTCTTATTCAGATAGCGATGAAGGGAACCGACAACACATTAACACGAAAAGGTAAGTATCATGGAGATGCTCCTATGGTGGCGGCATTTACAGTAACAGGTAATAAAATTAGATTAGTATATGACTCTAAAGAACCATATAAATCAAAAACAACCGGAAAATTAAATGATGTTTCAGGGTTAGAATTACAAACCATAGCAACGATTAACCCTTGTAATAATGTTAAGACTAATTAGGTTTAACCCAAAGGACTAAAGTAGAGTACTTAATGTTGAACGTGTACCCATCCTCTTCTTCTGTGGTATTACCACAACTCACCGCACCTATAGAACATCCGTCACTTAACATAGCACTGTTATGACCTTTTGAACGTTTCCAAGACGAAAGTATTTTATCAGATATTTTATCAATAGAATTGTCAGTGTAGTATACTTTATTCACGTTTTCAATTCCGGCAATATAATCCTTATCCGAAAAAAGACGTATTCTACTCGTGAAACTTGGCGTTTCACTATTTTCAGTATGACTTAGTTTATTATTCTTAACCATATATTCCGTATGTACTTGAGTTGATTTATAAGTGGCGTCATCCCACTTTAAACTATCAATCCCTTTTTCAACTCGATATTCATTTATTTTTTGGAACAATAATGACTCTAAATCTGTTTGCGAATACACATTTAACGTTAGTACTGTAAGTAATATAGATATAATTTTTCTTTTCATATAACAAATATACAACAAATTATTCAAAATAAAAAATAAATGTATCTCTAAATCACTGTTCTTATTTATTTTATTTCTTTAAACTATTTATAAAAAACAGTAATAAAACCATGAAAAAATTAATAAAAAAAATATTAAGGGAATCGACTGATTTAGATAAGACCCTAAAGGGTAAAGACCTTATTAAACATAATTTAGACCTATCTGTAAAAATTAATGATATGTATGATTCTTCACAATCCGATAAAAACATAAATAGAGTGATTGTTAACAGACAGAATGGTAAAACAAATTTGGATGAATTAGTTTGGTTTATAGTTGATAAAGTCGATTATAAAAAAGACAATGATTACTATAGAATAAAAGATTTAATATTGGACCTTAACCGTTTGTATGGAGTATCTTCCGAATTAATTAGCGATGTTCGCAAGGTTATAAATTATAAATCAGGTTACTTAAGTAAAGTTAAAAGTGAAAAAATTAGCGATATTGGTGAGGATAGTCGAAGTGATTTGAGATATGACATAGTTTCTCGTGGTGAAGATTTTTATAATAAAGCATTAAACGATGTAAATATCATCGATAAGATGATTGATGACCGTGACTATGAGGAATCTTTTATTTACTCATTCCCCTTCGATAACCAATTAATTTAATAATATTTGTCTAACCCAAATTTAATACCTATATTTGTATAAACTTATAAAATAGATATATGGTAAAATGGAATGATGAAACAATAGAGTATTTCAAAAAACAGAATAAACCCGGTTGTGAAGGTCAATATATTAGAGAACTTTCCGATTTCATATACTCAAATTGTACCGTAGAAGATGGTGAAACATATCAAGAGTTAATCGAAGATTTAATACTCAAAACCAAACGATAAGTAAAAAATAGTAAAATTATGAATATAGAACAAATTAACGAACTAGTAGAAGAATTCTCTAACGATGCTGAATTAGGTAAAGCCATCAGAAAAGTTTATTGGGAAACCAAAAATTTAGAACAACAAAAAAGTCCCAATCAATTAAATATATTTGAGGATGATGAAGATAATAGAAACGACGTAATACTAGGATACGATTAATGAGATTAGCACTTATAGCACACGACGGAAAAAAATCAGATATGGTCGCGTTCGTTATGAAACGTTTGGATTTTTTTAATAATGATAAAGTATCGTTAGTAACCACAGGAACTACAGGTAAAAAAATAACACACGCCGGTATAGATAAAGTAGAAGCCGTTAATAGTGGACCAATGGGTGGTGACGCCGAAATAGGTGCGATGGTTACTCGTGGTGAAATAGATGGGGTAATCTTCTTTAGAGACCCATTAGATAAACATCCACATGATGTCGATATCTCCATGTTAATGAGACTCTGTGATGTACACGACGTACCACTCGCAACAAACTACCAAAGTGGTCACATCATGATTAAATATTTTATTAATAAGTTAAAATAATATAGAATTAGACTTACGAATATTCTCCTCACCCCATAACGGTTGGAGATTTTCTAATGACCAACACTTAATAAACTCCTCATCACCCATTTCCCGTATGTTAAATGAACTTATAGGTGTAATGTGGTCTACGTGCCACTCCCCGTAATTATCCCACGTTAAATCGTCTGTAAAACAAAAAGGAGAATCGATTAAAATTCTCCCTTAATAAATTTATCCATCTAACAACTACAACATAACATCTATAATACCTTTGAAGTTGTTTAAGTATTCGGTTCTTTTGGGGTCTACATTGATTAACAGCACATCAGGTGTGATATAAGAGTCTTTAATTTTAATAAAATACTCACCGTCAGATGTAATACCTAAATCATTTAAAAACCCGTTAACATATTCCTCACTTATATTAGAATCTAAAAGAGCACGTTTTAAACCATCTTTTGTCACTGAATCCGAATGTCCGAACTTTACATCAGGGACAGATTTAGTAGCCTCGTACTTTTTTAAATAATGGTCTAACACATTTTCATACTTTCTTGGTTCCTTACCGGATTCGTTCCTATCCTTAATATTTTGTAATAAAACATGAATAGGAGCATGTAATAATATATTCTTCACATTAGGAATATATTTTAAAATACCATTACCTATATCATCAAATATAACTCTCTTCCAAGGACCCTTTTTATATTCTTGTGCCATATACCAATTCCTTGCATCAGTACCTTCAATATATTCATCTTCATAAGGGTTTTCCGGAACAGATTCACCGGCCTTTCTATATAACCCAGACACAATACCGGAATCATTATCTTTAGCCCAATCTCTAATATTGGGATGGTCAAAGTTTAACCTTCTTTCTTCACCTTTACCGTCTATTGCATCATCACTGAAATGGTCACTATCTATTACAACCCATTGATTAGGGTCTTTCGACTCATAAAAGGGAACGGCATTTAATAATTTAGCCGTCATAGACTTTCCCGCAGATGATGTACCATCTATTAATACCGCTATTTTATTATCGGTTTTTTCATTTAAAATATTCATTAGAGATTTTAACCTACTAATTTCTTTAATAAGTGTTTTTTTCATATACTATAAATATATAGTACTTTACCTAAACAAATATAGTTCACATACAAATAAAAAAAGGTCCCCAATAATGAGGACCTTTTAAGGTTATCTATTTTAAAGTTTTGATTATCTCAATTCTTTTAAATCGAATGTTCTAACACCATCTACAGTAATTCTTCCGTAAAAGCGGTTATTTACCATCTTCTTCGCGTATCTCGTCATAATTCCTTTAATCGGAGTGAAGTTGAATGGATTGTACATTGTAGGTGTCAATTGTAGTGGTACGTAAGGTGCGTAAATGTACCCCGTATCTAACAATGATGTTCCTTTATGTCCAATCAACACTTGATTCGCTGGGAAGTAAGGGTCACGGTACACTTGGTAACGTCATGCAAGAGTTCCCACTCTTTCAATACCCATGTTATATTGGTCTTGCTCAGGAGACGCGTTAGATACGTGGAAGTATTCTAAATCGTCAAATATAGCTGAAACTTCAGAAGAAACAACAATCCAGTTAGCTCCACCTCTCAAAGTTGATTTGTGAATTTGTGCTGACAATTGGTTAATTGCTGTAATCAAAGTTTGGTTCCAATCTTTCTGAGTGTATGATGTTGTTTGAGAAATTCTTCTCCATCCATTGTAATCCCATCTTAGGTTCCATGCTGCACCTTTTCTAAGGTCTCTCAAGATTTCTCTATCGATTTCAGCCGCAACTTGTTCAGATAATAAAGCTGTTAATTCAGCTTCAGCATCGATGTTATGGAACGCCGCGACATCTTGAGCTAACTCAGGAGACCACTGTGCTCTTAGTTTTCTTTCAGTAACAGATACTGTAACAGAATCCAAGTCGAAAGAAACTTCACCGATTTTATCTTCAAATTCTAATTCTTCGTAACGTCTGAATACAGCCGTGAAAGAACCTGCAGTTGCTCCACTATTGATAGTCGCTCCTGTGTACCCATCTAAAGATGTAGAATCACAATCAGCACATACCGGACAAGATAAATCAACTTCTAAGTAGATACATCCGTCAGCGTCACAAACGTTCTTGAAAGAACCTCCGTTACCTGTAGATGCCCAACTTGTAGTAGTTGTATTACCGTAGTTTACGATACCTTTACCATATTGTTGAGTTACAACTCTGAATAACAATGAACCTGTAGAAATTTCACAAGGTGTTGTTGATGCAGATAAACCAGCCGCTTTAATGATATGTAAATCAGCTAAGAAAGCTTCAGTATCCATTTCATTTCCATCAGGACCGATTAATTTTCCTGCTCCTGTATCAGCGAATCCACACATTTTAATGATTACTTTTCTTGTGTTTCCTGCTGGAATAACTCCTGCTGCCGCAGTGTTTCCTGAAATTACAGAATCAACTAAAGCCCCATTTGACCATGATTGGATTTTTGTATCAGATGTGATAGCCGACCAACGTCCTTTAGAGTAGTCGAATAAACCTGCTGGGTCAAGACCCGGTTCGTTACCTTCGTAAAATAAATCATAAAGGTTTTTAGAGTAAGCTCCTGCTCCTGTATAACCTGCTTCAGGGTCACCTGGGTAATTACCCGGAGAACCTACAGGTGCGTAATGGTCACCTGATTGTGTAGCAGTTCCACCTGAGTACCCTTGAATTTTAGGTACGAAGTAAAACAATTTACCAATCGGTAAGTTCATAGCTTGTACTGATACGATATCATTAGCTAATAATTTAGAGAATACACGTCTAACTATTGGAAATACAACAGTTTCGAATGCTCCCGCTGAACCTGCGTCAGCAGCTTCATTGATTAGGTGAGACGCTTGATTCTCATATAACTGAGCTACGTTCTCTTTTAAGTGTCCTTTAAGACCTTCTAGGAATCCTAATTTATCCCATTTGTTAATTGTGTCTTCTTTGATAACTTTAAGGTGTTTTAACCCAATGTTACCAACAAGACCTGATTCTAATAATGCTCCCATTTTTTTGGTTTTTTATTTTAAATTTATTTATTTATTTATTATAATTTTGACATTAAATCTTTCATTCTCAAGAACTGTGGATTTTCGTAAGTCTTAGATTCAATCAAATTTTGTGATGAACCTGTAGAAAGATTCTTGTCGATAGTTTTACCGATAGATTCATTCATTGTCTTTGAACTTCCGTTGTTCGATGATAATTCATTTTTAATAGTCTTATAAAGTCCTTTAGATTCTTTAATAGTTTCAACATTATCAAATCTTCTTAAAATGTTAATTTTTTCACTTTTAGAAGTAGAGTGTTCTGTGAACAATCTTGTTGAGTATGCTAAATTGGAATTAAATACAGCCACTTCATTTAATTTATTTCTAAATACATTAAGTGCTTTTCTATATTCCTCATTCTTTTCTCTAAGAACTTGTAATTCTTTGGTATTGGTGTTTTCAACTCTAATGTTTCTTGGTGCCGCTTTTGGTTTATTTAAACCTTTACGTCCCCAATATTTACCACTACCAAGCGTCCTTGACGCCTCTTTTGTTTCTTCTTTACCAACTGATTTAGTTTCGAAATCTGCGTCATCTCTACGTTTCTTAGATTTACCTTTTTTAGTACCTTGGAAATTTTTCGTTGAAATCTCTCCGTCTTCCATACCTAAACGTTCATCTTCTTTGTCGTCATATCCTTGACCTTCTTTGAATTCGAATTTTGGTTTACCTGTTCCCTTTTTTGGGTTAACCTTTTTCATTTTAGTATTAAACCCTTTCCT